AAACTAGATCACCTTCTCTTGGTCTACTTGAGAGAATGATTTCATCAGTATCTTCTCCAGAAAGAAACGTTGCAATGTAATCATCAAATCTTTCTTTAGATATTGTAATTGTCAACTCATCTTTAAGAGACATCCCAAATTTTGTTAGAATATCTCCCGCTCCAGAATAACCTTCATATGTATTGACATATGCTTCAATGGTATAATTATCATCAAATTTAGATGTTTCAATCTCGTTGAGTATAGTGTCTCTATTGACAATCTTTCTTGGAATGTATGTTACATCAACTCCATACATTTTCAATTGTTCGTTAATCAACTCCTGAACAAGTCTTTGTTCAGAACTAGATCCTTGTAAGAAGAAGGGATTTAATGCCATTATCCAATAAGATCGAGAGGTGGTAATTCATTTTCAAGCATCATAGTTTGCTTGAGTTGGTCTATTTCTCTTTGGGCATCGTCATAAATTTCTCTACCATTTAATTCAATACCACCTGGCAATTTAACGCCTCTAAACTTAATTAGATTCTGTCCCCATTGTCTTTTAATAAGTGCCGTTAAATATTTTTTAACAAAACTGTCATTATAAACTTGAGTAAATGAATCTGGATCAAGTGCCCTATAACAATCAATAACTAAAAAGTCTCCAGCACTCTGTGCATTCCAATCAATATCAAGATACATTCTATCTTGACGCTTATTAAATCTAATTTGCTTATCAGTTGTTAATAAGAAATCAATATCTTCCAAATAACTCTTAGTCATCGCATATTGCAATAACTCAACAGAATTAAAGTAATATAAGTCATTTAAAAATAACTGATATTTAATACTAAACATTCCTCCAGAAATGCTGCTAGTATCAAACTTAAATACCTTTTCAATTCCCACTACAGAATCGGGAACTTGAATAAAATTAGAATTCTCGTAAAAACTTGAGGTAAAAGATCCAGAACCACTATCTACAGATGTTCCTGTAGTAGTTACAATACCAACACCACTAGTTCCGCTTGCTTTTCCTCTATCTATATCTGCTTGCTGTAATTCATACTTAAGAAACATTCTTTCAACACCATCAAAATGGCGTTCATTAAAATATTGAATGGCATCATCAACCAAATCATCAACTTGATCGTCGTCAACGTTTATTTCTAGTACTGGAGCACCTAGACGTCTAAAACAATAATCAATTAATCCTTGACGTGTTGATGGTTTTGCCATTATTCTTCAACCTCTGAGTTCTGATAATCATCATCTTTTTTCAAAGATTTTGATTTAATAGTTACTGGTTCAGGTTTTTTTAATTCTAAAAGTTGAGCCAGTAACTTATTTTTTTCATCTTCAAACTCTTGTGTTAGTGTTTGAATTTTTGCTTCTAACAAAATATTTTGATTTGTTAGTGCTGATAATTTTTTATTATAAAGATTCACTAACACATTGATATCTACTTCACTATTCATAGTTTTTAGAAGGTTCCCCCGTCAATTGTTGTTGTCCAGGTTGGTTTACTAGTGTATGTAGTAGCAACGTTAGTTGGGTTTACGCTGACACTAGTGCCATCATCAACAATATCATTGGTTGTATCGAAAGTTCCCTGAACTCCAATCAAAGTAACACTATTTGCTGAAGATGTTGTAGTTTTAACCATACCATACGCCGCACTGTTATTTTGCTGCGTAATTTGTGATCCAGCTGCTAAACTTGCATTACCACTTAAGGTAAGAACGATTTCAGTAACTGCAGTTAAAATTTGTGTTGATGTTACCGTTGTATTGGCATCACCTGGTTGATTTGTAGATCTCTGTAACCCTTGGTTGTCAAAGAATACAATACCATTGGTACTAAAATCACCAGATTGGTAATAGATACCTTTAACATCTAGGAAACCTTTAGTTCCAGATACAACACTGTTTGAAATAGTTGAGTCTGGAATGTAAGTCCATCTTCTACTATCATCTGCATGAGTTCCATGGTTTAAAGCACCTGCAGAACTATCAGCGATAGAACTATCATCTAAACCAAAGAATCCAGTTTTATTATTATTAGTTCCACTACTAATATTATAGTCAAAAGAAATACCACGGTCTGTATTAGTATCAAATCCGTGAGTTAAAGTAACTTGAGTTGTAGTAGTAATACCAGCAGAAGCAGTACCACCAAAAGTGATAATTTTATCTGCAGCATTAATTGAAGAAACTGTTGCAATACCTGAAAGACTGATACCAGCAACTGTTAGCGTATCGCCAGTATTAATTCCAACAACAGAATCTAATCTGATAGTACTAACACCAGCTTGAACTGTCGACATGACAGTTCTGGCACTAGTTACATCACCTAGATTGAAAATAGATTCATTAACTGTAACTGCACTCGAATTTACGGTAGTTGTAGTACCGTCAACTTGGAGGTCACCTTTAATGATTACTGTACCTTCATTACTGAATCCATCGGGATATGGATCAATATAAAGTTCGTTTCCTGCACCAGGTCTAGTTGAAATAACATTGGATGAAATACCAACATTATCAATTAAAAATTGACTTCCTACAGGTAAGTTATAAGTTACGTTAGTATTATAAACCCAAGGAGCACCAGTAACTTGAATGGAATCTGTTCCATTCTCATCATATTCGATTTTAGAATCCTTACTATCACCGAAAGTTAAAAACTGATCATCTGGGATTACAACTTCACCAGAACCATTAGTTCTAAGAATAATATCGCCATCTGTATCGTTAGATGAAAATGTATTTCCATCCAAAGTTAAATTATCTACCGTCCACTGATCGACTCTTGGTAGACGACTGATTGCACCAGTGCCTCCAGGATTTCCTCCATTTTCAGTAAGAAGAAGTGGAATAAAACCGTTTGCCGGTGTGGTTGGGTTATCTTGTCCTGCAACTAAACCAGGAGCAATACTTAAAAGATCTGTGTAATATCTACCACCAATTAACTGTGGGTTCTGGGAGTTATCTCCAGCAAATACCCTTCCACCCCTATTACCATGCGTACCAACGCCAATTGTAACTGCAAGTTCACCATAATTTAGAGTTGCTGGTGCAGAAGTACCAGTAGATCTTTTGACTCTAATGATACTCGCCATTAGAATGAGCCTCCATTAATATCTAAATTCTGTGTAGTTCCTGGTGTTAATTCTAAAGTGCAATCAAACTTATTAGTAGAGGCGTTATATACAAGAACCATACCGTTCTCTAAACCACCACTAGCGTTAACGTCACTTAAACCAGCAAGAGTTCCCGAAGTATCTCCAGTAATTGAAGAAACGACTTTGATAGCATTTTGTTGACCTACCCTTACTTTTATGTCTGGCATATTGAAATACCGATTTGGTAATTATCAGGATCTAAAATATATTTATACTCCTTAGAATCCGAGTCTACCAATGACCTCTTGTTGTTTAAAGTAAAGTTTTGCATACATTTTGCAAATATCACGTAATTGATCAACATCTCCACATTCATCTATTTCTCTAACTTGTTTTTCATATTCAAATAATTTTGAAACTGAATCTAGGGTGATTTCATCTGGATTTGACATCGACTAACTCCATAAGTAAGTTTTTAATCATCTGAACGTCTTTTTTTAATTCGGATATTTCTTCCTTTTGTTTTTGACGTTCATTTTTCATCTTAATATATTGATTATATTCCATTGTGTCACAATTGACAATAGCACCAGAATTTTCATCCCGAAATAAGTTTTTATGACCTTCAACTGGTATCATGCTAATGCTATCGCCCTCAAATCGCGGAATATTGGAGCATATGCTTCATTATTACCACTCATAACTATTTTAATAGAAAATCCTGTGAAGGAATCTAAATTATCAGCAGTAAATTGATAATCTAAAAATTCTCCATCAACACTTGCTCTAGTCTGTACATCTGGTGATCCATCACTTAAGAAAGTATCGATAACAGTATCACCAATACCATCACCATCAGTATCTTGTAAATTGTTGTATCCTGGGAACAACTCATATGTCTGTTCAACTTCACTAGAATCTGGTCTAATTAACTTATAAAGAACTCTAAAATCGCTGGATGAATTTCTGTAAGTAGTTAACAAGACCTTCAATGAAGATGCTGGTTTACTCAGATTAACCGTTTTAGAAATGTATACTGAGGAATGGGGATCATCAGTATTTTGTCTAACTTGAGAATTATTGATGTAATCCGTCACTGGTGCATTAATTCTATTTCTAATAAATGCAAATGTTGCAGATTCCGTTAAATCAATCACAGGAGATAAACTAGCATTAGAACTCAGCATTCTAATGCCAAGTGTCAACGACCTACTTCTGGTTAGTGCTGACAGTTTATTAGTTTCGTTTATTCTCGAACAAACTATTCTTGGTGTAGAAAGTCTATTTGGTTCATTTAAAGATACAATCTCAAATCCCTGATCAATAAATGATGCTTCATTACCTCCCGCACTAGTTCCCGAAACACTTCTGAGTGCTGCAGAAACATTAGTTTGTTCTGGATTAATGTAATTAAAATATGGAATTATTTCATTATATTGAATATTCTGAGTTGCTCTACAATCGTTACCGCCAAAAGATCCAAAGTTAGTGAAATTAAGTAGGTTAGCGCCACTATTTTTATTTGTAGGTCTAATAAATTCAACATGATACTTATCAATTTCTCTAGCATTAACTAGACCCTGAGATGTTGGCATGTCGTGAGAATTATTAATTCTCGTTAGAGAAACACCACTGAGTTCATATTTTTTAATGGAATCACCAACTGCATGATTCCTAATGGTTGATTCATTTTCACCACGACTTAGAAGAGTAATAGATCCAACATCAACTCCAGTGTATGAAATAATTTCTTCATTTACAATCACGTATCCTGGATTTGAACCACTAACAGCAGATCCTTCAAAAGTAGTAAAGTTTGAAGTATTAGCAACTGATATTGTCGTATTTGTTGAAACAATAGCTGCTGATAGTGTTGTTGTTGGAGTATCAGGTTGAATACCACTAATATTTACGATATTCGCACTATCATGCATACCGTGATTATAGTGATTAACCTCCAACACATTTCCTGTATTTAAATCATTAGCAACTGCGGAAGTTCTAACTGTAGTTCCCGACATAGAAACTAACGTAGCATTATCAAAGTATGAAATATCTTGATTGATTCCAAATGATTCACCTTTAACATTTGTTAGATATAATGTATCGATATTTGGAACATCAGTAACAACAACAGTTGCATTTCTTCCAATACCACCTGCTGAAGCAGTTGTAATACCTAACAAATCACCATTTCTATATCCGTTTCCAGTCGAAGCCATGGAAACACTGTTAACTTGATTATTTGTAACTACAACAGATGCTGTTGCTCCATTGCCCTTACCATTAATTGTATAGAGGGGCACATTAGTATAGGAACCATTTGAATAACCAACACCAACAACTCCCGTTGTTACTACACCTATGTTTCCACCAAGAGATTCAATAATTCCAGTATTTGAACCTTCTGCAACTTTAGTTCCTACAGTTAAAATACTTTGGAGAGCATAAGATGTTGACATACCTACATTTAATTTTCTAGGTAAAGTCTTAACTGGATTGTTGGATAGTTTTGGGACATTTGTATCAACAGCAGAGTATGTACTTCCAATAGAAATTGCTGGATTATGGAAGAATGCTGTTCCAGATGTTGATGAGAATAGTGACTTATAAACTCTAAATTTAAGATCTTCTGAAATTACAGGTTCCCATACAGATCCATTTTGTGGTTTGAATAAGTTTCCTCCAGTATATTGATTAGAATATATTACTTGATCACCTTCTGGATAGTTTTGAGTTGCAACAGTTGGTTGATTGGATTCTCCAACCCAAACTCTATAATCTTCAGATGTTGGGCAGTGTACAACTAAAGCATATTGCTTATTTGGTTGAACATATACTGGTGATGGGAATGCAACCCTAGTAGCAACTGATCCATCGGTAGAAGTTGTGATCTGTGATGGAAGAAGACTAATTCTGGCATAATCTTGAACTAGTTTATTTTTGGGTGTTCCACCAATATCAGTTTCTCTGATTTCAACAAATACTTTTTCGGTATCGTCCTTTTGACTAAAGTACAGATCAAGTTCGGTTATAAATCCACCAACATTATCTGATCTAAATGTTTGTGAAAGTGGATCTCTTCTTAAAGCATTTAATGGGAGTGCTTGTGGAGCCCTTCTAGTAACAATACTCTCAGTATAAGTTTCGGAATTTATAACTCCAGATGAGTGGAATGTTGCTTCTGTAAACTTAACACTAGCATCACTTGAATTTGTAGTGCTAGTAGATAATTTAAACGTTTTAGTACCATTCTTAAATGTAGTTCCAGGAACTGGTGATACAAATGGATTTTTAATAAACAAGCATCCAATCAAATCTCCAACAGCATCTGTAGTAAGAGATTGTGCTCCTACTGTTGCCTGACCAGAACTTGTTTCTCCAACAAGAGTCATTCCTTCAACAATATATCCATAAAATCTTCCATCAGAATCATCTGATAAAGAGAATGTATCAATATTAATTGTTGGAGTTGATGAGGAATATACCGTAGCAAGGTCTGTAGATGCTGATGAATATGGGTTATTTTCATATGTAACTGAAGGTGCTGTATATGGTCCAAACTTATGATTAGCATTTGCCAATCTGAACGCTGCTATTTTGACACCATCATTATATCCATATACAGTTTCTCCTGCTTGGAAAGAACCACTAGTCATGGTTACTTGAATCAGTTTTGGTATAACATCAATATTTGAATTACCACCAAAGAAAGCATAATGATTTGTTGATGGTTGTAGTGCTGAAGCAGTAAATTCAATATTCCTAGATCTTAATTTATCTGATGGTCTAGAACTAGTTAATAAATTACCAACATATGAATTTTCCCAATTACTTTGAGATCTAATAATATTTCCAGACATATTGAGTGTTTTCACCCAAGTATCGGAGGCGGGTCTTAGTTTGACATTTCCATTATAATTTTCTACTCCAAATGGATTAACTTGTTGAGTTTTTGTTGCAAATGTTTGTTGGATATCATTCCACAGAATAGATGCGTAATTTAGAGTAATTAAATCACCAGTCTTTTTAATATTTGGATCAGTTAGAGTATAATTTGATGAAAAGTCTAGTGTATCAGTATTCTCTGTTGTAGTTGGTGCTAATTGAGATTTTAACGAAGAGAATGAAAGATCAGCACGTAATTCATCAGATTCTAAATCTATTGTTGTATTAGCATCTGAATTATCAACATCAATAAATGTAGTTCCTTTGAAATTATCTACAAAGAATCCTGATTTAAATCTGGATAATCCATCCGAATCTTGAATTTGTAGTGCCTGAGTGTTTAACTCAAGTAATGATAAAGATGTTACTTTTTCAACTTCCTCTAACCTATCTTCAATATTGCGAAGATCTCGCATCGTATAACGCTTATTATTAACAAGTTTTATCGTTACATCATCTGGATTGTACAGATATGCTGGCAATTCTAAGGTTGCCAGTTCCATTGATTCGTCAATTACACCAGGTTTTACTGGAGATAATGATGCAACACCTTGAATATGATTAATAGATCCACTCTTATTCAATACAATTTTGTCTATTCTAGGGAGATAATAAGAATATCCGATTATAGAAGTTTCATTTGGTGCAACAACAAATGATGGATTAGAACCTGCATCAAAATTCCTGCTGGCAAATGTGAATGGGGATGCATCAGTTGCTGAGAAAGGAGCAACTCTTGGTCTAAAGTCTAAAGTATCTGTTGCTCTGACATCATCCTTAAACTTTGGAATATCCAATTCATATCTTTCATCATTGTAACTATTGACAGTGAAAACATCTCCACTATCGCCAGCAGGAACATTATAATAATCAAAAATAATCATTAATTTTCTGGAAGGAATAAATCCATCAGATTTTCTAACGATTCTAGAATAATCAGAATATTGTTCTTTATGTCCCTTATCTAAGGTATAATCATTAGTTTTATCAATATAATTACCTTTTCCTATGGATAATACTGCAGATCTTATACCAGAGTCTTCAAAAGAAACCGTCTCATTTGCGATAAATCTTTCAGAATTCAAATAAACAAATTCAATTTGTGAAGCAGATGTTTGAGTAACAATTTGTCCGACAGCACCACTACTCCGTCCAGTAACTTTCTCACCGAGAACTGAGGTATTATTTAAGTTCAATCCAGCAGAGAAATTAAGATTGTCTAGAGTGACACTAGAATCATCTAATGATTCATAAACAGCAATAACTTTACATACATCAGGTAAATTTAAAGAAATCTGGTCATCTTCAACACGAAGACCATAATAAGCATTATATGTCAATCCATTAGTACTAGTAGTAACTCCGCTACTTGTTCCTGAAACCTCTACCTTTTCACTCTTAATATAATTTTTTTGCTTATTAACAATACCAACTTTTTTAACAATAGTATTTACTATAACATTACTTTGATTTGCAATTAATCCACTAATTGTTACATCTTGAGAGTTAGCAGATACAACAACTTGATCTGAAGTTAGATTTGCAGATGTGCCATTACTATAAAATACTGCATACCTATTTTGGGAGTATGGTTCAAAGAAACAACTTGTGATTCCAACATCAGTACGATCAACAGTCAGAGTACCATTATTATCAGTTGATTTTCCAGTTGCTTGTCTCTGAACTAAAATATTTGATCCAGTAAATGAAACGTTTGATATATTTTTGGAATTTAATTCAGAATATAGATGTGCTTGATCGGCATTTTGAATAGATGGTTTAATAATTTTAAAGTTATAAGAACCACTTACAACGTTTGCATTGTTTACTCGATTAACAGAAGTTGTACTTGATAAATTAATACTTAGAGAATTGGTTGAAATACCTGATATTCTATTAAAGTTTGGGAAATTTTGACCTGTAACTTGATATGAAATTATAGTATCAGTAGTAATTCCAGCGAAGGTTCTACCACTAACTGTAGCAACACCAGCATTAACACTAGATGCGCTAACCGATAAGGTGTCGCTTATGCTAAAGTTATTTGGAACTACCTCTATACCAATAGTATCTCCACTAAAATTGGATGATAATCCATTTCCACCGCCAGCAGCTTGGAATAGTGATTTAATGTCTTTTGGTCCAAAAACTTGAACTGAAGTAATTGATCTTGTAAAAGTATCTACAAATTCAACACCATTTGTACTAGATATTGTAATCTCTTCTCCAGGCAAGAAAGATCCAGAAGTTTGGGTGAGAGTAATAGTAGCGTTTGCATCACCTTTAGATTGAATAAAACCAGTTGCTCCACTTCTGGTTCCTCTTACCAATGAGTTTACTGGTGCATCATTAGCATTTGTTACTGCAGATGTTAATTGTAATTTGGTAAAAGTTTGTATATCATAAAGATAAATATTCCACTCGTTTGCCTGAGTAGCAGAATCCGAATCAGAAAGAGAGAAAGAATAAACTCTTGCAGTACCAACTTGAGTTCCAGTTCCTGAGGTATTATTTGCCTTTCTCTGACTAAAAAGATTTACCGAAAAATTATTATTAATTCCAATAGCAGGCGTTCCCTGAACATTATTAAGTTTTAATTTATTTCCCATTTCAAATGGAATTGAAGCAGCAGATACTTGCTCAGTTGTTCTTGGTTTTCTAACGTCTAAAATGGAAGAAGAAGATTTTTCAATATCAAATCCACGAACATATGCTTTTCCTGGAGATACTTTAACTGCTAATAAATCTTCTGAAGGTACGTTACCTTGCTCTGTGATTTGATTGTCAAAATAAATTCCATCAGAACCTAATCTATCGTTTAAAGAATTCTCAACTTCAACACCAAATTGATCTACAGCATAATCACCAGACTCTTCAAATGTTCTCTTCGCGAGATAATCTCTGATTTGAGAATATGTGCTGCTATCTTGAATTTTTTTAACAACACCATTATCTACTCTAAGTAGTTCAACAAAATCTTTATCGTCAGTATCAGTTAACCTTTTCTTAGTAAGTGTTGCTGTAATCTTTAGTCTATCGGCACCAGGTGCGGCATAATTTGAAAAACCTCTAGCATTATCATATAGGGTATTATCTTCCTGTGCATCAACAATAGTCTCACTAACAAATAGACCAACTCTATACGAGGGTGTATTTGAGTATTGATCTAATAGTAAAGTATTTGCAGAAATATTAAGAAAATGACCTCTTATAAAGTAAGTTCCATCTAGTATTGAAACTGAAGATGCAATGAATGTTGATTCTGCATTGATTGTAGTAGCAAAAGTGTCACCCGATGGTATTGTAGTATTTCCATAGGTTACATTATCTAAAGCAATTAGAGTCTCTGCATCTCTAAATTGACCGGTGTTAAAGTTAGCATCTGCAGTAATATATTTTACATATAAAGTATAATCACCGGTATCAGAATCAGTATTTTTTAATACTTTCTGAACGACAGCAGTTATCTGCGATGTCTGACCTTTTATTTTTTTACCAACTAACTGCTCAATATATAATCCAACACTCAAACCTACGTGAGTTGGATTAATTTTTACAGCATAATATGATGGGTTATATGTAATATTTCCTGGTACTACAATAGATCCATCTTTAAAGAAGTGACTGCCAAAAGAACTAACTTGATTTTGTAAAATACTCTGAAGAGATGTTAGCTCTCTTGATTGAACTGGATATCCTGGTCTGAAAAGGATCCTGTAAAAATTATTATTGGGATCAAAATCATCAAAATATGGAGAAACATTTAAGTTTGATTTTTGTGACATCTTTAGAATTCCAGTATGATTTTAATATCTTCTTTTTGTCTTTGGTTTCGATTTACCCGAGGTCTGTTATCAATATAGATAATTTCCCCTGATCCTTTATTTATCTCTGGTAGAGAGATCCCATTCGTAAACTGAGTTGCCAAATTGACATTTTTTGTTGATGTAATTGATGTAGTTATTCCAGTAAAGTTTTGATCGATAGTTCCATTAAAACTATTAGTTGAAGTTATAGTTCCACCATCCTTTACAAAATCAACTTTTTTCGCTTCAGATACAATAGTTTTGGAATCTTTCTGATCATAAGATCCAGAATTGAAGTATAAAGATCTATCTTGGAAATATTTTAAAACCTTAGTCTGTTCATCATAAGATGCCATATATCCTGTCGCAGTTCCAACTCCAGTAACTGATTGGAAAATTCTATTACCTGGAGCAGCATCTTCTGGATTGGAAACAGATGATAACTTAAATCCACCTAAGTTTGAGAATTGACTCTCTTGGAAGATTGAAGATGCTGCTCCAATCCTTGCTGGATTTTTAATAATACCAATTTGGGAGAATCTGGTGTCTAATGGGAAATCTTTTGTAGATGAATCAAATCTTGCATAAACGAGAACTCTATCAGTTCCTAATTCTCTGTAAATATCATAACCATGCCCTCGTGATGGTGGAATGATTGGAATTAGATGTGCAAAAGATGTTGCTCCAGAGTTAATAGTTGATAAATCAACTCTTCCATACGAATATCCACTTCCACCAGCAGAAACAGTTGCCGAAGTTATTTTACCACCAACAACATTTACAACTACTTTACCCCCAGTACCATCACCAAGAATATCTAATTCTGCATCGGTTGTATTATATCCAGAACCTTGATCCTGAACATAGATTTTTTTAATTTGATTTTCATTAATCGTAGAATCACCATTATCTCTAACTGAGACAATTTGTGCTTCTGTAGTTGTATCCCAGTCATTTGGAATGGGAATATATTCAATAGAGTCAAATTTAATGATATCACTAGGTGATACTGTAAATAAGTATTTCCAAATATAACCATCACCACTTTCACCAGCTCTAGATGGTTCTAAGTCAACAAAAGTGGGTTCATCTTGTGAGAAATTACCACTAACATTTGCTCCCGATGATCCATTATCAATACAAACATATACTCTAAAATCACTATTCATTACATAGTAATTTGCATCATATAATCTAGTGGAATTTGTTTGTGGTGAAGGATTGGATACACTATAGTCATGTCTGTACATTTCATATACAGTTCCCTGTGACCAGTCAACCCTCCTAACTAATCTCCTAACATCATTAACAGTGATTTTCTTACCGAAAATCATAGTGTCTTTTACATGATTTAAGTAACTCAAATTATCAATAGGTGAAGGAGTATTGGTATCCCAAGTAGTTGATCTACCAAATCCAACTGCTGTAGGATTAACCAAACTCAAAAACACATAAAACGAGTTGTCAGGATCGTTGATCGAACCCACAAAGTTAGATGCGTTTAAAATTCTAAATTGATCTGT